ACCACCCTCCGCCGGAAGTTTCAACCGACGGTTTCCAATTCTCTTTCAAGAAAGGAGCGGGAGCAAACCCTTGTTATTATATCCAAGGGCCTAGATCGTACCACTGTCGAATAGGTGTGGTTGTAAAAACACACCTAGTACGGCCTCGAAGAGGCAGACTGTTTCCAGTCGCAGCTTCCTTTCCAGCAAGTGTTCGGCCCTGAAACTGCTTAAAGCACATACTTAGGTTTAAGTTGAGACCTTTTAATCGAGCAAAATTCACGCCCGAGTAGAGACCAACAACGTACGCCGAAGTATCAGGACCTAATCTGAGTAAATTCGCCAATAAAAGGCCAAAGTACTCAACCTCCTTAGAGATAGGCATCTGAGTCAGCCGGGGGACCAAAAACCCCTCCAGTTGATGCGGAAGCTTACTCGGTACTGCTTCATCCAGGTTAGAAACGAAACCCCCATCTAGGGGATCTAGTTCGCCTGTCAGGGCATTAAGCAAGGCAGGAACTCTGAACCGAATTTCTTTAGGGACAGAGTTTACCAGCTTGTAAAATGTCCGACGGAAACGGGAATCACAACCGTAAGGTAGGTGAGACCGGATCCGAAGCAGATTCGCGAAATTATAAACGCGAAAAGGGAGGTCCAGTTTATCAACAAGATAGACTGGCTTGCAGGAAACGCCCCGGTAAAAGTGAGAACCACAGGACTCGCGGAAATAACCAGTCGAGAAACTCTTCGACCGGTTCACCGTAAATCCCAGGAATTCACTCAGGGAGCAGAAGGTATCATAGGCTACAGTTGGGATGATAACATCGTCACCATAGACACTGACATCGCACGAAGAAACACCATGTGCTTCACAGCACACAAGAGCCGCAACGTAAAATATCAGAGTTTCAAGATCAAAAGTGAATCCGTTCCCCATAGAGGAGAACTTACTCCACCTAACGACCTTGCCTGCGATTTTACCGTACTGGGACCGAACCAAATCCATCACCTTGAACCACTCTTTCGAGTTTGGAAGAGAAAATAAATCCTCAACCAGGGACGAGGCGATAGAATCACTGGCACTCGAGAAGTCAACGGTGGTTAAAGAGGCAGATAAACTAGCCGATTTAGCCAAACGTTGGTTCCTCGTTTGATCAGTGAGGTCAATCCCAACCTTACCCAATCGCCTCCTAATACACCGACCGACGCCTAGCTGAAGCCACAGGTTAAGACCTGGTTCTACAGCAATGACACGATCGATTTTTGAGGTTTTTGGCACAGTTATGACTGCATTCCCAATCTCATAATGGGGGAAGCCCTCTACTTTTTCGAGGTGCGACCACCAAGTGGGATACGCCAGAGGAAATAAATCTCTGACTAGGGGGTACAGATCTCGAGTTATCCCAGTTTCACACTGGAATTTCTTAGCGCCGAAAGTCTCATCACCTTTCACAAGGGTAGAGACTCCCGGTCCCCAAGAAGCTAATTCAAACATCTCAAGAGGACTAAACACACCTAAAATCGTCTCTATTTTTCGGCGCATTGCAGAAAGCAATTTGCCGTTGCCAGTGAATTCATTCAGCTGGCAAAGAGTACGACGGAAGCGTGAATTGACTTGTTTACAACCATCTTCAAAATTTAAAAACTTGTCGATGGCGAGCGTCTCCCGATCAAACGAAGTCTTGAGAAATCGAGACTTCAAAAGTAAGGTCGACGCCATGTAAGCATCCCTAAACGACTCACACGAATTATAGTGAGAAGGATCACACTCTAGGCTAACTAGTTGATCATACTCCTGATACTTTAAGAGTAATGATGCTGTTAGGCTTCGAGGGCAATCAAGGGCCTCATAGAAACTATGAATTACTTCGGATGTAACATCGGAAGGCAGACTCAAGGATCCAAGCTTTGAAAGCCGGGAATTACGCTTATTATAAGACATAATGTATGACCTTTCATGGTGAATTACTGGTGCGTATTAGAAATTAATACACATCCTCTAATTGTAGAACACCGTTGACCAGGGGGCTCCCCACAATACTTATTGGGGTGCCATCTGATGCAGCGATTTGTTCGAAGAAAAGAGACTTGATTAACGAGTAAAACCCCGTCCTTTCGGTAAGGGTCGCTCGTTCAGGTAGTAAAACATCAAGGTGTGCTTGCAACTCATAAGCCAGCTTCGGGCCGAAAATGCCAGTCGCCGGATCAATTGTTTCAAGTACCGGGCCATACAACTTTGTGCTTACCTTATACACCCGTGACTCCTTGGTAGGAGGACGAAGTGAATAAGTCAAGCGGGGGTAACCGAGTGGCACTCCGCCAGCTCGGTCAACCCATGAGGCTACGTTGCCTTGTTTCCACCCCTCAGGGGAGTACACCTTATTACCCGCTATATTGGCGTCGGTTGTATTCATAGCCGTCGCCAACAGAGTGGTAAGGTTTACTGGTGCTAATGCTGCCATGATGTTGTATCTCCATATGGAGAACCAGCGTTGATTACCAGCCAGACGGATAAATAATGGAAGAACATGGTGGCTAACGGTCACAGAAAATGACCGGAAGTTAACATGGGAGCCATTAACCTTTTCTTTCCGTCCTGCTGTTCAGCTGGTTTTACTATTTTATAAGGAGTTTAAATAGGCCTCACTTAAAAGCCTGGATAACAAGGGCGAGCGCATTAATCTCATGTTTAAAATCACCTTTCCTTCCGGAAAGAGGATTCTTGAACTGAGGTACTGGTGAAGAAGGAAAGTCGGAAAGACCATCCCTCTTGCAGTAGACATCAGTCCGCTTGATGGTATAATTCGCAACAGTGCGATCATAACCACCTTGCCCATCAGAGAGCTCACTACCCGTTACTCGTCGAGAAGCAGTAGCCTTCCAAAATTCTGTCACGCAACCTTTAACGAAGGTGAGACCATTAGTCGCATCTAAGTTATTGAGAAACGTGCCAACAGGAAGGAACCAGTCCGCAACGAACGAGAATGGCACCAATTCCCAAGCAACCGCTAAGGGGTTCGTTAGCCCTAAAGCGGTAAGAGGGTTACCCCCAGATTGCTCGGTGAAATATACGACATACTTTACAGTATGAGTCGTCTGCCAAGAGTCAGCGTATACCCACATTCCGTTTTTACCGGAAGATGAATACGAACCAGTCTTAGTGACTGACTTGGTACACCTAGTCCTAGG